AGAAGTTTGTGGTACTATAGGATATACAAATTTACGGAAACCATTAACTCTTCTGTAACCACCCTCAAGGTCAGGCTCAAAGTTTTCTAAAACTAAAGCTTCTCCAGGCTGCATAAGAAAAGTGGACCTGTCTAAGACTAGCCCACCTTCACAATTAAATGCTGCTGGTTGTACCTGAGAACTATCTGGCATTAAGTAACAACTCCAGAGGTAAAGTTCATAGATGATCCTGGTCTATTTATTACAGAAGACCTTACATAGTCATACTTATTAATAAGCAGACTTTGCATATTTTTTATCCCTTGTTCAAACCTTTGAAAGTTTAATTGATAGTGAGCTTGTTCACCACGGTACATATAAACATAAGCTGTAGCTCCATCTACAATAACTGGTCTAAACCTATCTGGTATTGTTGTTGTGTCTCCATGTGCAGACAGGTCTGATGGAAATGTATAGTAGTCAAAAACTAATGTATATTGTTTGTCTGGATAAGGATAAAGAATATAGTTATTATCTGGGGTACGTATTATCTGTCTTGGTACACCACCACCTTCAAACTGTGTTACTGTAACTCCACTAGCATGTGTTTCAGCAGTAGTACTGTTAGCACCTCTAGTACATCCTGTAATATCATTACCTGAAATAGCTGTATATGTAACCTCTTCTCCACCAATATAGACTTTACCAGAAGAGTCAAAACCTGTTGTAGATGTAAGAGTAAGAGTTGTTACAGAGGTAGAGTGAGAACCATTAAGTGTTGTACTTGCTATATCATCCTCATGATTAGCATAGTCATTGTCAATATATTCGTAGTAATTTAAATTAGTTAAATTATTACCTGTAGCATTTAAAGTTGTACTTTTTTTAATTCTAGCTGTACTGTAATCTAAAGACTTTGTGCCTGTTGGTACAGTATACTTTGCTACACCTGCAGTTAGTGTAGAACTATTAGAAGCATGATTAAAAGAATAACCAAACTCTCTTTGATTAATAAATCTTATAGCATCATTAACTGCATTTTGACACTGTATCTGAATACCTCTAGCTGCACTAAAGTCACTAGAAGTAAGCACTACTTCATTCATTCGTGTTATAACATCGTTTGTTAATGTTAAAAAGGTAAGTGCCATTATGTTTCCTTTAGATAAGCTAAAGGGGCCACCTAAGCAGCCCCTAAAGTTATTTATGCAAGTAGATCACGGTCCACTTCATTAGCAGAGCTTGACTGTGATACTTCATCCATAAGGACGCACACCGCAAATACACGGATAATACCACCAGTAATAGTTCCACTAGATGCCTGAATCTCTACATCAAGAGTATCTGCTGACGCAGTAAATGCTGGTACATTAGCAACAACACCACTTGATAGACCTGCAGGTGGAGTAATATCTCCTACTGAAGCCCCATCTAAGTCAAATGACGCAGCAAATAAATCTACGTCTGTTCCTGTAATACCAACGTGAAAAGCAGAGTCAGTAGTAGTACCTGTCATAGCAGTGACAACTTTGAAACCTGCGTACAGGATCATAGTGTTTGCAGGAACAGCAATAGCTTCAATGATATCATTAGCCGCTAAAGCAGTACCACCGTTTTGTAGAATTGCATCTGCAAGATCAATATCATTTTGCAGAGTTACCAAGCTGCCACGAAGCTGCTTGTTACCTGTTCCACCATTATTAGAGGTAGAGTCAGAATTTGTTGACATTGTAATTGTAGCCATAACTAAATACCCCCTTACGCTGCGTTATATTTGGCAGTTACGATTGCTTCAGGACGAAGAATCTTTCTACCATATAGATGCATACCACGAACAATGTCAGCAAAGCTGTCAGGGTCACGATATGATTCAGTCTTATTGATCTGCTCTGCAGTAGCAACAGCAGAATCATGACCAGCAACAATCACACCAAAGTTAGTATTTTGGTTAGCCGTACCTGATGTACCTGGACCATCGCCTATTGAAGGTAGGTTAGATGATGTGTACATACGGAAACCGTGGAAGTTGTTGATTACAAGACCATTACGAAGTCCACCAGATTCACCAAAATCAGCGTTCATAAAGCGTGAATCTTCATCACGAAGAATCTCCATGAAAACTGGGTCCACTACCAGCCACCTTCCTTGTGTATCAACTTGCTGTTGATCAAGTAAACGAGCCATACGAGCTACTACCATTGCTGGTGAAGCTGTTGCAGTTGGTAGTGATGTAGCACCAGGCATACGTGCTGTCAGGGGAATAGAGTGATCTCCTGCAGATGTAGTTGTGATGTTACCAAATGAAGACTTAATAAGTTTCATTGAACTTAGCAATTCATCTGTGCCAGCAGTTATTACAGCTTTACTACCGTTTACGGTTGTGTTAGCTGTATCTGGTGAACCATGTATAGCAGATTGCTTGAAGCCTGATAGATAACCAAGAACGTCTTGGTCATACTGATCTGATAAACGATAAGCAGCACGATTTGTTGCCAAATCCATGAAATTTACATGCGAGTGTGCTTCCTCGATATCATCCATCTTAAAAGCAAAGTAATTTGCTTTGTCAATGGTCAATGAAAAATCTTCATCGTCAAGGTCTTGTGCTGTGACTTGTGTGCCACGTGTATAGGCCTGGACAGAAATTTCTGGTTCTTTGATAATTTGAACAGTATCACCTTGTGCGGCAATCTCTCCAAAATAATCAGAGTTAGTTATATCTCCAGTTACGGTAGACTTGCGGAAAGCAAGCTGTACCTTCTTGGAGTAGATTACAGGACTAAAATTACCATTAGGTAAATTACCGTATCCTGATGCGGATGAAAAAGCCATGTTAAAATCCTCCTGATATTTGGCTTTGTGACAAAGCTAACACTCAAAAGAGGCTGTACATTTTCTAGGGTGCAATAATATTTAGTTGGCCTACCGTATATTATTGGGCCTGTACTTGAACAGGTAGTTCTTATTAGTTTAGACTTTTGGAAATTTAAAGGTGTACAAAAGGTAGTCTTACGAGGCTTTTGTACTTATACCCTAGTTATACTGTTGTTTTTTTATTTGTCAACAGTTATCTGGCACTACCAGACATATCATAAACAAATTTACCAGAGCGTATTGCTGTGTTAATTTCGTCTGATCTCTCTTCAAACTCTTTAGCTGACATTTTAGCTACTTGAGATTCTTTTATTACGTTATTTGCATCTTCAACATCTACTTCTGTTTTACTACGTTTAGTAACAGTAGATGCTGCTGCTTTACGTTTAGTTTTCTTATCGTTACTTGTTAGACCATTATCTATTTTATAAAGATCAATAACACGTACTACAGAAGCTGGATCATCAGAGTTTTCATATAGTGCATCTTTAACCCACTTAGGTTGTTCATCTGCCCAATCGTGAAACTCATCTGATTCTCTTAACTCATCAAAGTCTGCATGAGTTTCTTTAATCTTAGCTTCTGCTTTTGTTCTAGTTATTTCTGCTTGAGCATCATCTAATTCTTTAAGGCGTATATCTGCCTTATCAAACATCTCTTTAGCTTTCTTAGTAGCAATAGTTTCTACAATAGCTGCTACATCTGGAAACTCTTTAGCCCACTCATCTATATCTTCATCTGACTTAGGAGCCACTAAAGTTTGTTTAGCAGATTGTTTTTGTAAAGTTTCTAGCTTCTCTTCCCACTCTTTTTCTTTCTTTTGGATGTGCCGCCTAAGATCGCCATAACGCTTTTTAAAGCTTCTTTCTTCTGCAGATAACGCCTTTTCTTCATCTTTTGAATCGGTCTCTGTTTCTTCGGTAACTTCTTCTTGTTCTTCTGTTGATTCTCCAGCTTGTTCAGCTTCAAGGCGTTTAATCTCCTCTTCTTCTTCTTCAAGTTTCTTACGTTTTCTTTCGTAGTTGTAACCTCTATCTACAAATCCTGCAGTCTTTTGAGTTTGTACTTCTGCTAGTTCTGGCATTTTATTTTCCTTTATGTTGGGGTCAGCCGTAGCTGAGTAGCCTTATTTGCCTTTAGTCTTTTTCTTTCTCATTAATCCACCTTTATTTTGACCTCTATCACCACCACCTGTTTCTAGTCTTTTACTTGATGAAGGTCTATATGAAGCATATTGACTTGCTAAATCTTGTGTACTATAACCTCCAACAACTCCACCAGTTGTAGTAGTAGACTCACCAACTGCAGCAGTATCACCTGCTGCTCCAGCCGTTGTACCTGCTACTTGAGATGCAACTATTTCAGAAGCTGATTTAGAAGAACCAGAGCTTTTTCTTTTATCAGAATCTTTTTTATAATCTTGTACATCTTGAGATTTAGTAGAAACAAATTTGTCTATATCAACTCCAGGAGTTCTTCGTTTAACAACAGGTTTAGTAGAACCTAAATTTGGATTTCGTTCTTGAATATCTTTAAACAAATCTTTACCAGTAATAAAATCTTTAATAGGCTCAAGCTTATTATCTATTTTAAACTGATCAAGGAGTTTTTGAGCTGCTAATACAGAAGGATCATTTTCTCCTTTTATTTTAGCAAGTGCCATTATATTAGCTGCTGATTGTGCAGCAACAGAACCTGCAGAAAACATACCTAATACACTTCCTGGAGGTGCTATTCTAGCCTTAATAAAATTACCTAATCCACTTAAAAAACCACCTTTTCCACCACCAGGAGTTAATGCAGCAGTAATTTGTTCACTTAATAATTTAGGGTCATTATAATTATAACTATCCATCCATGCATTAGGATCAGGTGTTTCTATTTCAGTTGGGTCTTTATCTCTATTAGTTTGTACAGATGGTTTTACAGTGCTATAACCTTTAGCTATTAAATCATTATATTTTAATTGATCATTAGGTAATAAAATAGTAACTTCTTCTCCATTAGGACCGTAAAGAGTTACTGGAGTTTGTGTAACTTGAACATTAGATTGTTTAGGTTGTTCAAAACTAAATCCACCACCCATAACTGTAGGAGTAGTAGCATAGGCACTTGAATTACTAGGAGTAAAACCAAAATCAGCACCATTAGAAGCACCAGCTACCATTGGTTGTTGATACATAGTCTGTTGTTGTTGATAAGGATCAGCAGGTTGTTCTACAAAGCCACCTACGTTCATCATCATAGATTGTAGCTCATTCATTTCTTCTGGGTTAAGACCAGAGGC